AAGTTAGTTACGGAAGCATACGGAACTATGTTGCCTCAGCGACGTAATCCGGATGAGTATGAAAAGTAAGCCGTTTAGGCTGACAATTTCGTACTAAAACGCAAAACTTAATATCGTATAAATGTTCGGTCATATGAGCTCTCACATCGGAAAACGACCCCTAGGATAAAAGGATATAGCTATGGAAACAACAGAAAGCATGTCATCAGCTTTTCAAGTTGATGGCGCAAGTGCTCCAGTAGTAAACGTGTCGGGTGTTGACGCACCTACTGTTACTGAAGCGGAGCCAACTTCTAATCAGAAGTTCTACACTGAAGAGGACCTTGCAAAGGTTCGCTCTCAGGAAAAGGATAAACTTTATCCTGTTGTAGACCAACTAAAGGCAGAAGTTGCAGCGCTAAAGAAAGAAAAAGAAGAGAAGGCCGCTCGTAAGGCAGAGAAGGAAGCAGCGGAAGCTGCTGAAAAGTCTGCTAAGCAAAAAGCTAAGCTCGAAGAGGACTTGGACGCCAAGGACCTTATCAAGCTTAAAGAAGCAGAGTGGGCAGAGCAGTTGGAGCGTGAGCGTCAGGAACGCGAACGTGCCTTCGCTCTTCTGGAGCAAGAACGTAATTATGCTGAGCTGCAAAGCTATAAGCAGAACCGTATCGAACAAGAACGCGAAAGCATCATGCCAGAGTTGGCAGACTTGATTTCTGGAAATACTCCAGAAGAAGTCGACGCTAGCTTGGAAAGCTTGAAGGCGCGTTCCGCAAGAATTCTTGAATCGGCACAAGCAGCAATGCAAAATGCCCGTAAAGAAATGAAGGGAACGAGTATCACTACTCCTCCCGCTGGACCACTGGAAACAAATATGGAATCACGTCAGTTCACGGCGCAAGATATTGCGTCAATGTCCGTCCAAGAATATGGAAAATATCGAGACAAGTTGATGAGCGATGCAGCTCGCGGCAAGTCAAAGGGCCTGTTCGGATAAACCCCAAACCCCCCAAAAATCTATCAAGGAGTCAATTTAAATGGCATCAGGTATTACAGGAACAGGCTCACTCGCAGCCGCTCCAACAGCGTACTCAGGTACAAATACCCAGCTGACTCAAGCGATTCAGACAATCTGGTCCAAGGAAATTCTATTCCAGGCCATGCCTATCCTTCGCTTTGAGCAGTTCGCGGTAAAGAAGACAGAACTCGGTGTTGCACCAGGTCTTCAGATTAACTTCATGCGTTACAACAACCTCGGCTTCGCAGCCCCATTGGTTGAAGGCGTACGTATGCAGACCAACGCATTGACAGCACAGCAGTTCTCAATCACTGTTGCTGAGCACGGATACGCACTTGCTGTATCAGAGCTCTTGCTCAATGCTTCATTCGATGACGTTATGGCTTCAGCCTCACGTCTTCTCGGTCGTAACATGGCTGTCTATCTTGACCAGCTTTCACGCGACACACTCTACGCAGCTACTTCAACCATCTATGGTGAAGACCGTTCAGACCTCACAGCTGTTAACAACTGGTACGCAGACGGAACAAAGGGTACAAACCGTGCCTCTATGACCGGTGCGTTCAACCTCACAACTCACACTGTTAAGGATGCTGTCGAAACACTCAGCACCAAGAACATCCCTCGCTTGGGCGAGACCTACGTTGCTTTCGTTCACCCTCACCAGTCACGTAAGCTCCGTGACAATCCTGAGTTCATCGAAGTAACAAAGTACGCTGCTCCAGGAAACTTCATGCTTGGTGAAATCGGCCGCCTCTACGACACAGTATTCATTGAGACCACACAGGTTCTCAAGGTTGCTGGTGGCGCAGGTTCCGGTTACTCAGCTGACTCAGTTGTTGCTAACCCAACAGTAACTCCTGGTGGAGGCTACACCACTCCTGCTACCCTCACAGGTAACGGAGCTGCAGACCGCTACTCAGCTATCTTCATCGGAGATAACGCTTTCGGTCACGCAATCTCACTCCCAGTCGAACTCCGCGATGGCGGAATCCTTGACTTCGGTCGTGAGCACGCACTTGCTTGGTACTCAATCTTCGGCCTAGGGCTCATAACTGACCAAGCGGTCGTGGTGGCTGAGACGAACTAGCACCTAATTGGTGCAGTAATAGCACCAAATGTGTTACACTTAGTGGGCCAGGGAAACCTGGTCCACTTTGTATTTGGAGGAGCAATGGCAAGAAAGCTAGTTAAACTAAACGAGGTTTGCCCAAATGGGCACTTAGTTACTGAGGAAATGGCGTACACATATCCTGAAGGCGCTCAGTTGGCGGGAAGAGTAGTCTGCAAAGTTTGCCGTATGAATTCGAACAGAAAGCGAAAAGGCATACCTACTTCAGATACGATTGGCGTGTGGAATAAAGATAAGACTCATTGTCCTAGCGGGCATACATACGAGGGCAGTAACCTATTAATAAATAAGGATGGCTCAAGACGTTGTAGAAAATGCCACGCTCTGAACATGCGCAAAAAAAATTACGGTATTACCCCCACAGAGTTTGAGTCAATGTGGGAGTCTCAAAAACAACGCTGTGGCATCTGCAAGGGTAAGTTTTCTAGCCAATCTGAGGCTTCTGTGGACCACGACCACAAGACCAACGAGGTCAGAGGGCTCCTATGTAATAACTGCAATAATGGCCTTGGGCGCTTTATGGACAATATTAAGTATTTAGAGGCCGCAATTTTATACTTAAAGACCCACTAAGCCCAAAACTGCTATACTTTTAGGTAGCGGGTCTCCCCCGCTAACTCGAGTCAATAAATTGGAGAATACCCCATGGCAACAAAAGCAAAGCCCACCGATGTTACTGGCCGCGTACGCGAGAAGCTAGCAGCAGATAACCTCGAAAGTTTGCAAGACCGCGCTAACTCTATGTCTATGGCAACAGCCGAGGCACAGATTAAGCTTGAAACTGAAGTGATTGACGCAACAGTCCCAGAACGCCAGACCGTTATTGTGGACGAACCAACTTCACTTTCTGAAGATGCAGATGTTGTTATCCGTGTAGTAGAGGACATTGAAAATATGACCCTCGGCTCAGGTAATAACTACTCCTTCAAAGCAGGACAGAAGTACAAGGTTACAAAGCACGTTGCTCAGCACCTTCAAGAAAAAGGTTATTTAGCTGGAGTTATCTAAGCTATTTATCGGCGGGGCGGGCTAGCGTGAGCTAAGCCCGCTTCTTCGTTTATACAGACTTTTTTGGCGTTTACCGTCATCATTAGATATATCTTTGTGAGGGAGTTTTCGTGGCAGTTTTGTCTGACCTAACATCCCGAGTTCGACTAGAGCTGGGAGACCAGCCAAAGCAATTTAATCTTAAATTTACTGGCGACGGCGTTACAGTTGATTACCCGTTAGCAATTCACCCTATTGATTTATATACCCTTTCTGTTACTGTTAACGGAAGTGCTGTGGCTTATCCTGACGGATACACGGTAGAAGCTGACGCTGGAGTTATCCACTTTGTTACAGCTCCACCAGCAAGCTCTGCAGTAGTCGTGTCTGGCGTTGTATTTAGATACTTTACAGATGATGATATTTGCCGTTTTGTTAATACGGCTGTAGAACAACACACCTATAACCGTACTAACGGTCTAGGTAGTCAAATGACTATTAACCTCATCCCAGCCGTTGAGGAATACCCTATTGCTATTTTGGCGACTATCGAAGCCCTATGGGCTTTGGCTACAGACGCATCATTTGATATTAACATCCAGGCCCCAGACGGAGTAAACATTCCCCGTTCTGACCGCTACCGTCAACTTACGCAAACTATCCAAAACCGTTGGGACCAATACAAGCAACTCTGTGCGGCTCTTAATATCGGCCTTTGGAAGATTGAAATGGGAACACTTCGTCGTGTATCTCGTACAACTAATAAACTTATCCCTGTTTACATGGCGCAAGAAATTGATGACTCTCGTCGTCCAGAGCGCGTATATATTCAAAACGACCTTACTGGCCGCGTCCCATTCCCTTCTTATGTAGAGGTGCAAGACGTTATTCTTTATCAGGGTGATTCTTACTCGGAAGAAGTAGACTTCCCATTTGATATTACGGGCCTTGTATGGAAGGCGCAAATTCGCACCTATCCAAACGCCCCTTCTCTTTACGCAACCTTTACTACTGAGGTCATCTATACCTCTGAACACCTCAGCAAACTCCGCCTTTCTCTTACTAAAACAGATACTGAATACATGCCTCCTCGCGCTTTCTGGGATTTGCAGGCTACAGACCCTACAGACCCAACTTATGAAAACACATATCTTCGCGGTCAGGTATTTACCACGCAAGAGGTGACCCTTGACTAGGTGCCGATGTGTAGGAACACGCCACACCTGCGGAATTCAGAATGTAACTCCTGGTCCTAATGTAGTTGTTGTTGGTCAAGGTGGCGCTAAAGGCGTACAAGGTGCGCAAGGCGCTCAAGGTATTCAGTGCGCTACAGGTACTGGCACACAGGGTATTCAAGGACCTATTGGTCCTGGCGGTGGAGCGCAAGGAATTCAAGGCGCTACAGGAACGCAAGGTGCGCAGGGTGTTCAAGGAGCCACGGGTGCAGGTGTTCAAGGTGCTCAAGGAACCACTGGTATCCAAGGTGCTGGTGGTATTCAGGGAGCGCAAGGTATTCAAGGAGCTAATGGAGTACAAGGTGCTCAAGGCTCAAATGGCGTTCAAGGCGCACAAGGTTTGCAAGGAACAACGGGTGAGGGTACTCAAGGCGCACAAGGAGCTCAGGGTATTCAAGGTCTACAAGGTGGTGGAGTAACTGAACAGCAATTAGCAGATGCTATTGCTGGTGTTGCTCTTGCCTCAACAGATGACCTACCTGAAGGAACTGCAAACAAGTACTTCACTACTGCCCGAGTGTCTTACGTACATACTCAGTCAGTAGCTGCCAGTACTTGGGTAGTAAATCACGGTTTAGGGTTTTACCCTAACGTTACAGTTCGTGATTCAAGCGGTACAATTTACGAAGGCGAGATTTCGTACACCACTCTGGACTCATTAACCCTCACCTTTGCAATTCCAATTTCAGGCAGTGCCTACCTATCTTAAGGAGATAACAGAGTGGCAAGAAAATTTCTTACCCATATTGATTTAAACCAGCTCGAACTGCAAAATGCAGTAATTCAAAATCTTAACGGTGCCCCATCAGACCCAGTACTCGGTCAAATTTACTTTGACACAGTTCTTGGTTACCTACGCACATGGGACGGCGCTGTTTGGCAGAACGCATCCATTGGTGCTCAAGGTACAACAGGTGCTCAAGGTACCCAAGGAGAGCAAGGCCTACAAGGCTTCGACGGTGCTCAAGGTACCGACGGTATGCAAGGTGCCCAAGGAGAACAAGGTCTACAAGGCTTTGATGGCGCTCAAGGAACTACAGGTACCCAAGGTACTGATGGTATGCAGGGTGCTCAAGGCGAGCAAGGTCTACAAGGCTTTGACGGAACTCAAGGTACACAAGGTATCCAGGGTTACGAAGGTCCACAAGGTGCTACTGGCGATAACGCTGGAATCCTTTCTGTTGCTGGCCCTCTCTCAGTAGATGCTACTGAGCTTACACTCCACTACGGTGCAGGTCTTGGTCTTTCAGGCTCTGACCTTGTTGTTAACGTTAATACTGACGTGCTTCGCACAGATGGTGGCCCAGGAGAAAATCTTCTTGATGTAAAGCTTGGCGCTGCTCTTACTACTGATGCAAGCGGTATTGCTGTAAACATTGGTTCAGGACTTGATACTGATGGTGATGGCAAGCTCATTGTTGACACAACTGTCATTGCTACAAAGGCATATGTAGATGCAACAGCACAGGGTCTTGATGTTAAGGCTTCTGTAAGAACTGCCTCAACTGAAAATATTGACCTTGCAACATTTAATCCATCAACAGACCCTATTGATGGGTCTTATCTTATTGCGGGAAACCGTGTCCTTCTTAAAAACCAGACAAGTAGTGCTGAAAATGGTATCTATGCTGTAACTCCTGAAGGAACTGGGTTAGTTCGTACAGAAGATGCAACAATTGATAGTTACGTAGATGGAGCTTTAATCCCTGGAACACTTTCAAGAGGGTCATTTGTATTTGTTGAAGGCGGAACTTCTGGTGGAAAAGGGTATGTAGTAAGAGCTGCGAATGCATTAGGTGTTTACTTTACTCAGTTCTCTGAGACAGGTAACTACATCACAGCAGTCTCTTCAGAGCTTGCTGTAACTGACGGAACACTTTCTATCGCTTCAGACCTTGGTGGAAAGACATTCTCAGGAGATGTTTACTTCAAGTCTGCTGGTGGCGCTGGTGGTTCAAACAACTACATCGATGTAAACAACGATGGCCACATGACTGTTCACTCAGGTTACGAACTTGAGCTCGAGTCCACTAACGGCGTAAACATTACTTCTGGTAATGCGGACATCGTTCTTAATGCTGACGGTAATGTCTACATCACAACGGTAGCCTCAGGTAACGAAGTTGCTACACGTAGTTATGTAGATGGTAAGAAGTTTGCTGCGGATATTATCCCTGCAACTCCTTACAACACTTCTGAGTTCTCATTCGTTCACTACCTCGGAACAGATGTAGTTGTACAAGTTTGGGATACATTCTCTAACGGTGGAGCTAACCAGCTTGTTGAAGTTGACTACTACACCACAACTGAAAACGGTGGCAAGACCTATATTGATTTCGCAGTAGCGCCAACAGCAGGTCAAACATACCGCGTAGTCGTACAAGGCTAAGTTAGGAACTAACTAGATGGCCCGCAGCTTCCTCGTACCGATAGGACTCCTATCGTCTACAAGCGACCCTGCGGGCACATCTGTTGGTCAAATGTATTTTAATACTACAGACCACAAAGTAAAGATTTATAATGGCACCTCATGGGTGGATGTAAACACCGATTCAGTAAACGCAATTGATGGAGGAACTCCTTGAGCACAAGAATTCAAGTACGCCGAGGTTTATCCACCCTTTGGACTACTGATAACTCCTTGTTGTATCAGGGCGAAATTGGCTTTGAGACTGATACAGGCAAATTTAAGATTGGCGACGGTTCCACACACTGGAACTCTCTTCCTTATGCCACTAAAAAGCCTAGCGAAATTGCAACTGATATTTCTAACGCCATTTCAGGCGCAGCTTTAGCCTCTACTGATGACCTTCCAGAGGGCTCAACAAATAAATATTTTCATACTCAGCTCGTTGCTGAAGCGCTTAATACAGGTACCAACACAAACATTAGCTTTACCTATCATTCAGCACAAGATGTTATTGATGTAAATGTTCCTACTACCCAAGGTACACAGGGGCTCCAGGGTATCCAAGGAATTCAAGGAACACAAGGATATGTAGGTACTCAGGGTTCTATTGGAGCTACTGGTTCACAGGGCACACAAGGCTTTACTGGTACCCAAGGAGCTATTGGCTCAACAGGTGCCCAAGGAACTACTGGTGCTCAAGGAACTCAAGGCATCCAAGGAACACAGGGAACTCAAGGAACACTTGGTTCTCAAGGAGCTCAGGGAACGCAAGGAATTCAGGGAACACAGGGATACACAGGTACTCAAGGTACTGCAGGTACATCTGTCACAATTCTCGGCTCTTACTCCACTCTTGCGGCTCTACAAGCCGCTCACCCAACAGGTACTAACGGTGATAGCTACATTATTGACCCCTACCTTTATGTGTGGGAAGGAAACGCTTGGACTAACGTAGGCGTTATCCAAGGTAACCAAGGTGTTCAAGGAACACAGGGAACACAAGGTATTCAGGGCGTACAAAGCCCACAGGGTGTTCAAGGTACCCAAGGAACTACAGGAGCACAGGGCGCCGTTGGTACTCAGGGGGCAATTGGTTCCACAGGAGCACAAGGCACAATTGGTGCCACTGGTGCTCAGGGTTCAACAGGTTCAACAGGAGCGCAAGGTACAACAGGTGCCCAAGGAACTCAGGGTGTAACAGGCTCTCAAGGCGTTACTGG